GATATATGATGAGATAAAAAGAATGAGTAAAGAGGAACTGAAAGAACAAAAAATATTATTAACAAAATTTTTTAAAAAAGCAAAAGTTTTGTAATAATAAATGTGCTGGGATGCGAAAACTTCAATTATAACTTTTATTTTAGGAACGATAGTAAATATATCAGTTGCGCTTTATTACAAGAAGCCTGAAATTACCATATTTTGTTTATTCTGGCAATGGGTAATTATGATGCAGTTAAGTGAATATCTAATATGGATCGATCAAGATTGTGGCGAAACCAATAAAATAGGAACAAAAATGGCCTTGATATTCAACCTCACACAGCCTATCATGCTCTTTATTCTATTGATGATGTTCATAGATCAACCGGATTCTTCCAAAATTATTGCATCCGTGTTAATTTTAGTTTATATTTCTTATTTATTTTTAAAACTCAATAATGGGAAAGAATATGAATGTATAAAACCATCTGCAAATTGCTCCCATCTCAACTTAAAATGGTGGGATGATTTTACAGGTGGTGGATACCTCTATACATTTGTATTGGTTGCTATTTTATTATTACTTTTTAGACCTCTTGGTCTAAGTCTTTTTGTTATTGCGTACATCTTAATAACTGTACTACTGTCAATGATATTTTATAGTTGCGGTGCAGCGAGTATATGGTGCTGGTTTGCGGTACCACTTCCAATTTTCGTTGCCATCTTTTATAAATATTTTTCTTAATTTTTTTTATTTTATTAAATAAAAAAAATGAAAACCTCAAGAATTTTAGTTTTTATTATTTTGGGTATAGTATTTGTTTTGCTATTTGTATCCATAAATATATATTCTAGTTCGTCGAATACGAACTCTCAATCTGGTATATTAACTCCTTTTATAAATTTATTTAAATGTCCAGCCGATCTTAAGAAGGCGCAAACATCTTTGACAATCTGTAAAAATGATTTGGCAAATTGCAAAAATCCTTTGCCAACAAATAATAAATATTTAACAAATTTTACTGTAACTGGATCTTCACCAGATGGTTATAACGTAACAATTAATAACAATAACGGAAGATATAGCGTTCTTGTAACTTCGGGAGATTTTTTAAGTTCTATTGTGTATGACTCAAAAAATACACCATATACAAATATAGTAAATCAAAATTATTATCTTGCAGAAGACGGGAAATTTTATATTTATATAACAAACAAAGATAAACTTGGAGATAATACTAAAATAAATTCAATGTATTTTGATTATTCTGAAGGTAAATCACCTTTCCCGCAGTGTCATAGTTTTACTTTTAACGAAGCTATTTACCGAGCAGGATTTAAACCATCCGATTTTTATATTGATCCAAATTCGGATAAAATAATTTCAAATGTATTGGGTGCTACTAAAGACACATTTTTGAATACAACTTTCTTTAATATTATGGGAAGAACAGATAAACTTTATAACTATGATGGAAGTTTAAATACTAACTTTTTCGGATTAACAAATATTAAAGCGCAACCTATTACACCAATAAAAGTTCCATTTAAACTAGAAGGTGTACCTAGTTATGATTCTATAAAAATTGAAATAGATAGAATAGGTGAACAAAAAGATATAAAAGACCCATATTATTCATTACCTATTCCTATCTTAAATAAAGATAAAAATAAAGGTGAACTTTTAACAACTCCTTATAAACCTTATAATCCTGTTTCAGATCGTAAATTTTTCGAATATAAAAAGGTTGATGTAAATATAAATGGTATAAATGTAGGTTATACAACACAAATTAATACAGATATTAAACTTGATCCTATAAAAGGTATTAAATTTTATCAAACTCCTCAGCCTCCGTCACCACATCCTACCCAGCCAACGCCTGGTGGAAATTGTAGAAATCAACTCAATAATATTGTTCAACCTTTTTTTATTGGTGGAAATGCATGTCCGCAATCACAAGATGCATCTCTTTGTAAATATGTATATAATCCGGCAAATGATTGTACACTTAGTGAACCAAAAGTTGGAGATGCTTATTGTAAATCCCATACAATTGGCGGGGATAATATTGTAGTATGCGATGAATGGGGTAAATTATATCATGGAACCAATGATTCTGCACGAAATAGTATTATGTTTATATTCGAAGGCACAGACACGGACGATGTTGGAGATGCCTTCACAGACTGGTTCTATAATCTTACTACTTTGCCAATACCTTCAAGTATATATGGAACCTTAATACATAGTGGTTTTTGGATAAGATTTCATAAATGGGTACCAATTATATGCTATTATTTAAGAATGCAAAATGCATTTAGTACACCTTATAAAAAAATTATTTTTGGTGGACACAGTCTTGGAGGAGCAATTGCACAATTAGCAGCTGGATATTTTAAAGACAGATTTGGTAACGATGTTGACATTGAAATATTTTCTTTTGGAGCTCCTTGTCCATTTTTTGTAGTCACTCCACCTTTTATACGAAGAATGATGCATACTAGATATGTAGGTTATTTTTATGATGAATGCTGGGCAAATCCAAATAGAGTGGATCCAGTTGCAGATATTTTATCTTTAAGTGGTTATGCTCATTGGTCTCCTGAAAACCCTGTTAGACGTGTAAAATATGCAAAATGGGAAATAAATACTGACAGTCTAGGCGATTTTGTTGCAGGTGTTGCTGGATGTGCACCAAATGGTGGAAGATATGATATAGACAGAGCATACATAATACCTGTTTTAGGGCAGGCATTGGGCGTTTTAGAACATTCAATGGATGAATATATTTCAAAAATTAATGGAATATATTGCCAAGGTGGAACAGCGCGATAATAATTTGTTTAAAAAAATTATGATTTACATTTTTAATCAATAAAAATTAAAAATGTTTATAATACACCTTCTGGTGCAAATCCAACATTTTGAAACCTATTAGGAGGAGCCTGATAGGTTTCACAACCACATACTCCGCAATCATTTGGTCCTGCATTATTTGGATCAGGGTAAGTAATCCAGTAATTACGTTTATCAAGCCATACAGCCTTTGTTTCAGAATTACTTTCATTATTATCTAGTACAAGAGTATTATTATAATATACTCTAACTCTTTTTACTTTCCAATTATTTGAAACTCTAAGACCGATTGGAATAGCGAAAAACGATCCCCCAAATACCTTCCCATAAAAATCAAAAGCTTTTTCGAGAGTAAATTGCTTAACATATGAAATATCTTTTATTCTCTCATCCTTAAATATATATGTTTTAGAACTTCCAGCTTTAATGGTATTCCCTTTTTTATTAAGTATTAATGGAATTTCGGTGATATCTATTTTAAAATCAGGGCTTCCGGGTTTCCCACTGCATGCATATTTTCTAAAAATTATTTTCACTTGGTTATTAGTCCCAGAAAATAAGGATTTGGATGTATCAATAACTATTTTTATTTCTGGAATACTCATTTATTTAAAAATAAAAATAAAAAATTATTCTTCCGTACTTACAGATGTATCGATGAGCTGCAACAAATAATTGTATACCTCCTCAGTTTCTCCATCACGATTGATTTCGTAATAGCCAAATACAAGATCCAATATATCTTTAAAGTATGGTTTTCTGGATAGGTCGATGAATTTTGTTTTTTCATTTTTTATACTTACTCGAATAATTTCAACTTGATCGGTGTTTTCGCATTTTGATAAAACATTTAGAAGTGCTTTTATTTTATTTTTACGTTTACTCATTTTTTATTTTAAGAAGAATAATTTATTTATTTACAATATCTGTGATAAAGTTCAAAATCCTGGGTGTCGGGTAGCGCGTGCTTGTAGCAGTAGGTGAAGCTGTAGTCTTCAACTGGGTGTATGCAATCTTGACATGCCTTGTGAGACATTCGAGTCAGCGTAGGATATTGAAAGATACACCCGTCAAGAATGAAAAACTTGTTGAAACGGCAACGAACTCCACAAGTAGGTTCAAAACTATCCTTGAGGTGTGCGATAACAGCATCGTAGTTAGTCTTGGGACTAGTGGCCAATTCATAACGAATATTATGAACTGTTTCGAGGGGTAACCTGGCGAGATTTATAGCGAGTTGTTCCATATAAATTGGGTAGAATTAAGGTATAAGTCCCAGAAAAAAATCAATTTTTTTCGGCTTAAAACCAAGATTTCTATAAATAAAAATGAGTAAATATACAACTTTTCTTTCCGCAATCAAAGATGAAACTATAAGATCGCTTTTTAAAGAAGCAACTATCTCTATTTATGATACATTTGATAATAGAAACTATACAATTTTTAAGATTGTAAACAATGCTCCTTATTCTCAAATCGCGAAAAGTGATTCTCTAAAGGTTGATATGTTTGGTTCCTTGTATGCAATGATCTTGAAGTTCAAGGATGAAGATTTCCTGAAAGAGATGGACAGCAAATGGGAGATTTTCCTGGATACTTATAAAACACAAAATGAAGAGATCTTAAGAAGAGAAAACGAATACACTGATAAGCTGGAATATGAGAATGAATTCAGTGATAAGAAAGAGGATGAAGAGATGGATGACGATATCAACTTGGAGATAGAGCAAATAGAGACATTGAGAGAACGACAGGAGATGATTCTCAGGGTATTTCTAAAGAATTTGCACGGAATGTATCCGGAAAGATATAAAATATAAAAAAAATATATATATTAATAAATGAAATTTCAAATAACAATTTTTCAAATTATCTCAATTTGTGTAGTTGTCGGGGTATCCATACTTATTTATTTTTTAACTAAACCAAATAGTACTATAACCCCTACAACCACAGATGATTCAGCTGTAATAGCAAAGAAAGTTTTTCTTGACGAACGTCTTAAAAATATATTAGGTAAGAGCGATGGATATAAAGCTAATAAAGAAAATGTTTTCAACGCAATCGATACAGCATTTAAAGAAGACGCTCTTAAATTCTGCAAATGTATGATGGATTTTATTAAAAAATATTCAGATAAAAGTGAATCAGATATTGTTTTATATACCACCTTAGAAGAATTTATGGAAACCTTTACGTCTATACTTTCAAAAAATCCATCCATTGCTTTACCAAATTGTCAAATTAACTTGAGGCAGTTAAATTTTTTATTTCAATTTTTAAACGAAATTACATGTTATCCCGATATTAATCAACTTATTACTTGGATAAAAAAACATATTAATAGCACTTATAGAGCTGACGAGATTACTACTACCGGTAATATTACTAATAATAATATTAGTTTATCATCCGAGGAGGAAGCTTTCTATACTGTATTTTTAACCTCTCAAAGATGCAGCTCGCAGATGTAATTAATTTTTAAAATAAAATACTTTTAAAAATTTAATTCAATTTATTTTAAGAACTCTTGCACTTGGATCTTTCGTTTCGCTACTCCATTTCGGCATCCAATATCTTAAAAAATTATTTGAGACTGGATAATAAGTGCTATATATTTTCTTATACCAATATGCTTCTTTACTTGGAAAATCAATTATATGTTTTCTAAACTCTTCATCACTAACCTGTGTTTCAACGTACTCTTGAATATACTCAAACCAAGACTTTTTAATATCGGATACACCATCGCTAAATGCCTCTTTCTTGCGCCATAACACTTCGGGCGGGATCAAATCTTGATCCGCAAATGCTTTCCTAACCAAATGTTTTTCTATTCGACTACCCTCGTCCTTGAGTGGATGTCTCAAATTTTTATCAACCGACAAATAAAGATCAACAAAATCTTTTGAAAGGAATGGAACACGTGCTTCCAACCCCCAAGCACTTATCCCTCTATCCACCCGCAAGACATCGTAGTAATGTATATTTTCAAGAAGTCGTAAGTTTTCGTTATGGGCACCAATGGCATTTGGCGCATTATAAAAATACAAATATCCACTTTCTAATTCATCGGCTCCATCTCCGTTCAATAAGACTTTTATATCTGTATTTTCGGAAATCCATTTTGCTAAAAGGTATTGTCCAGTGGATGCTCTTATTGTTGTGATATCATAAGTTTCAATTTGCTTTATAACATTTTTCAAATTATCGATCCATAGCTGTACAGGTAGTATAACTTCATAGTGGATGCTATTAATATGTTCGGCAACTTTTCGAGCGTATTTAAGATCTGGCGAGCCTGAGTCCATACCAATACTAAAAGTGGTTAACCTTTTATTTTGCCCAGCCAGCAACTTGGCAGCAATGCCTGCAACCAAAGAACTATCAAGACCGCCAGAAAGTAATGCTCCCAATGGTCTTTCACTTTGCATTCTATCTCGCACGGATTTTATTAAAGTATTACGAATTTGCTGATCAAGATCAGGTTCAATTTCGAGTTCCTTGGATCCGATTGTATAATAAGAATTGTAAAAATACAATCCTGTATTTTGGATTGTGTGAATCTTTCGAGGTTCAACCTGTTTTCCTATGGCATCTGGTAAACCTTTCAATTCAGAACTAAAATAATATCCATTAGAATCATGGTTTGAGAATAAGGGTCGTATTCCAAATCTGTCACGTGCATAGTGAATATCCATTTGTTCACCTTGAATATCAATTAGAACAAAAGCAAACTCTCCATCCAATTCCTTAACAGTCTTATCGATGCCGATTTTCAGGTACAAATCAAGAATGGTATGACAGTCAGATTTTGTTGTTAGTCCGTATTTATCTATAAGCTCTAGATAGTTATAAATCTCACCGTTACAAACAAGATACACTTGTCGATCACCTTGTTTATGAACAAAAGGTTGATTTCCATTGTCAACATCAATGATAGCAAGGCGGTGAAAGACGAGACTTATTTTATATTTTTTTATATCATTGAAAATGTAATTAAATGAATACGTTATGGTAGTATCTGGTCCGCGATGAGATATATTATCATTTAATAATTCTTTATGATCTTTAGTAGTTATAAAAACCGATATACCGCACATTTTTTTATAATGACGATTTATATTTTTAAATTAAAAACTTTCTTTAAAATAAAAAATGAATAAATATTCAAAAATATTTTTTTTATGCATTATAGTTTCTGTGATATTACTTATTTTAGCATTTGCTTTTTATAACCCATCGTCACAGTCGAATAACAATATTAAACAAAATCCGATATTTACAAAATTTTGTAAACCATTTATAGATCAACGCGATAGATATTGGGGTGGACCTAATAAGGACGGGAAAGGAGGAAAAGTAGCCGAATTTAATATTCGTACCGCAGATTCACGTGATAGATATTGGGGTGGTCCGAATAAGGATGGGAAAGGTGGGAAAGTGGCAGAATTTGTAAATATAAATCAGAAATTGTGCGATACTACTATCGAAGGTATTAGAACAGATTGTAATACAACTATTAAAAATTACAATGACGGAATTATTAGATGTCGATTAGACAATACAGAAATTCTACGAAAATATGATAAATGTAATGGCTGTCCACCCGGTAAAAACTATTGCAGTATATCGAATTCTTGTGTATCATTGGTTGATGATATTACTAATTGTGGTAAATGCGGGAACATCTGCGGGCAATATGCCTATTGCGATAATTATAACTGTGTAGATTCGACGCCCCTAGTAATACAATACACGGGAGTACCAGGTGAGACACAAATTACTTTACCTATTAATTTTGTTCCTACTATAGCTTATGAAATAAATTGGGGGGATGGTATATCAGATAAAAATATTTCACATACATATTCAAACACCGGCGATTTTTCTGTAATGGTATATGGCACGGCTGTTAAAAATATAATTAGTAATCAATTAGTTAACGGTATTCAATACGTAACAAAAATTTCATCATATGGTAATAACATTTTAGACATTATAAGATTTGATGATATGATAAATTTACAGTCTGTTCCACCTTTACCTAAAAATATAAAATCAACATTGGCGATGTTTCAAGGGTGTACCAGTTTCAACCAAGATATATCTGGATGGGATGTAGGAAATGTAAATAATATGTCATTTATGTTTAACGCTTGTAAAAACTTCAACCAAAATTTAAATTGTTGGAACGTGCAAAATGTAAACAATATGACAGGAATGTTTAATAAGTGCGACAATTTTAATCAGGATTTAAGTAATTGGGACGTTTCTAATATAACTAACATGAACTATATGTTTGCTGAATGTACGAATTTCAACAAAAATTTAAGTAGTTGGAAAACTAAAATTGCAAATGTTTGGACAATGGAAAGAATGTTTTATAACACACCAATTACTTTAGATACGATAACAACTATTTGGGGATGGAACCTGGATAATATAGAAGCTCTTGATGTTACTAGTTCGTAAATTATTATTTTTAAAATAAAATAATAATTTTTTACTTATCTCTTAATTTAGCATCCAATGCTTTCTCGAGTTTGTTAATTATATTTGGATTAGGTATTGCTTTTCCATTTTCATATTCTTGAATTATCTTTACATCTAAACTAAGTTTCATTGCAAGGTCTTTCTGTGTCAATTTTTTCTCACAACGCACCTGTGCGATACGTTTTGCCATAGATAATGAAACAATTGGATGTTTGAAAGTATCTTCTTCACTTTCCAATTTTCGGACGTTCACTTCAGTTTTATTATTAGAATTCGAAACATTCTTCTTATTCGTAGTGATGACATTTCCTTTCCTTTTTTCGGCGTTCAAAAAAGCAGTATTCGACTGCCCCTTCGATTTCTCTCCTGACTTATTCCAAGTAACTGGTTTCCAATCTTGATGATCCATTTTCTATTTATATAAATAAATAATTTATAAAAATCAATTTTAAAAATCTAGGGTATAATAAATTTATGAATAAACAATTCAATATAAATTGGTACACGGAGCCTAAAAATTTTGAAGCGGAAAGAAAAAAAGAGAACGAACACCGCTTGAAAATTCTTAATGAAAAAAATAAGAAATTAGAAGAAATCAAAGACAAGCCTTTAGATGAAAATGCGCTAAAGCAGTACAGGCAGTTTAATACTAAATTAAGTTCTTCTAAAGACTTCAGGCATGAGTTCGCAGATCTACGAAGAATGAATCGTCCGAACACAAGAGAAAATTTCTCGAAAGAAGAAGAAGAAAAAATAAAAAAGAAAATGGAAGAAAAAATTATCGAAGATGAAATTAAAAAACGACAAATTGCTTTGGAAACTGAAAGCAAGGGTTACCTAAAAAGGCTAGATGAAAAAAATAAAAAATTAAACGAAATTAAAGACAAAAATTTAAATCCTACTTTATTGAAAGAATATCGCCAGTTCAATACTATATTAGCATCAAGTTTAAAATTCAGAGATGAATTTAAGTTACTGAAAATTGATAGAACTACCGGAAAATTATTGGCGAGTACTTCAGTGTATGTACCAAACGAATTCGATGGCAGAGTAGTATGGAAAGATTATATTTATCCCCCAAGAGATCAAGGTTTATGTGGTGGATGTTGGGCCTTCGCAGTGACTTCTGTGATGGCATCGCGATTATCTATATACACTAGGGGTAAATATAAGTACATGTTCAGTCCGGCTTTTATGATATTATGTAATCTTGGAGGTGATGATGAGTACGAGGTTGCCCAAAAAAGTATAGAAGTTGGTAATCCGTATGATTATAACTTGCCGCAGCTCCGACAACAAGTACGAGAAGATGAGAAAGTAGGGTTAAATAAGTACGGATGCAACGGAGAAACATTGATCGGTGGGTGGCAATATGCGTACAGATTCGGTCTTATAGAAGATAGTTGCTCGAAATATGAGAATTCAGAAAGTATCTCTTTATATGATTATAATCCACAAGATAATACAGGTACATGTGCCGATTTCTATTCCGATACATATGATGTTTGTCCGGATACAAAAAGTGTACTTACAACACATTTATGCGGGGGGTATTATTATGTTTCGGGAGTTACAAATGATAATGATTCTCTTTTTGAAAATGGTACAGAATTGGATATTAGAAGAGATATTTATAAATGGGGACCTGCGTCATCAGCGATGAAAGTATACACTGATTTGTTAAATTGGAACAAACCAGACGAGGTTTATAGGTGGGATAAAAAGGCCAGATTGGTTGGTGGACATGCGATTTCGATAGTGGGATGGGGGGAAACTAAAGAACGACTGAAATATTGGATTGTTAAAAATTCTTGGGGACCTACCTGGAACGGCGATGGATATTTTAAAATTTTAAGGGGTGAAGACGAATGCGAAATAGAAGAGAATGTATTTGTTGGATTTCCGAATTTATATGGTATCCGACTTTATATAGAATGGCCACTTTTATATAGAACAGAAGATTTCACTATCCGATTGATTTGGGGGATTTCTTCATCGGGGTATAAAACAACCACTTATGAGAAACTTATAACTGGTAAATTAGAATATCATTCTGAAGAATTCAAAACTCACCCAATAGATGAAGACTTGTATTTAAAAGAATATTGGCCGGATGTGTCAACTTTGGTAGCGGCGGAACCTGAGAATATAATATTTAGGCTAGCTGCCGGGAGTAAAAGCAGTCCCGCTAAAGGTTTTAGTCTTCTAAATATATTTGGAAAAGAAAATAAACTTGCAAACTTTCTCGTGCAGGTTTTGTTATTTTTTATTTTGATTTTTATAATTTACAAGATAATTCAATTCTTCAAAGTTGTAAGAATCAAAATAGAATTTGCGAAATAAATTTTTGAAAAATTTATTTACATAACTTAGAACATATATCTTTTGTAAAGTCGTAATACAACTCTGATCTTCTTCCTTCTGATGTGTCTATTAAATCATTTTTCAGATGTTTGTATTTAAGCAATTCATCGATCAAAAAATCTAAACTATAATAAAAATTTTCTGTTTCCTCATCATTTAATTCGTTGCCGGTATTGGCGATCGTAGAAGTATTCTTTCTTTGTATCTCATCCATGTATCCATCTATTAAAAAAGTATTTTTTTCTTTTATTACCTTAAATAATTTTTCAGTTAATTTGGTCATTTCAGGATCGTCGATGATATTACCTTTTTCATCTTTGTATTTAATTTTTTTTCGGGAATAATCAGTACACGCGACTCTATCTTTTAGTGGATAATCAAGAGCATATTGAACATAACCACTAGCACCATTTTTAATATGATCAAGAGTTAGATATTCTGCTTGTTCTTTTAAATGCTCTTGTGTTATAGGAATAAGATTATTAACTATTTGATTGATACGCTGATTGTTATTTTGAACATGAGTAGGTTTTGTAGCAGCTTTGATAGCGATATTCTCGAGTTTGTTTTGAAGATCAGCGATTTGTTTATCTTTTTCTTGGAGTTGTTTTTCATATTGTTTATCTTTTTCTTGAAGTTGTTTTTCATATTGTTTATCTTTTTCTTGAAGTTGTTTCTCTAAAAATTGTTTTGTTTCTTCCATAATATTTATTTTTTTTAATAAAGTATCGTTATCACTCTTATGTTTTAACATTTCTTCTTTAAGATTTTTTGAGTAACCAGTGCATTTTGTAAGATGTATATCTAGCCAATTTTTAGAACTAAAATTTTTACTGCAGTAAGTACAATTAAAATTATTATTATCTTTATTTCTTATAGTTAAGCAATATTTTGCATTTCTTTTATGGTTTAAAAGATTTGAAGATGATTTAAAAGTTGTTTTGCAAAATTCGCATGTATTTTCCATTTATATTATAAAATAATTGTTTAAATACCGATTTTAATTTTTTCTTGAAATTTATTAAAATATTCTTAACACATATGATTAAGTCCGACAACAGTTTAAAAAGATATAATAAAAAAATGAGTTTCGTTACATCTTCAAAAAAACACATTTCAATTAATTTTAACTAATTTCAAGAGAATTTCAACTAATAATTGAAATCAAAATTTCGATTTTAAACTGTTACAGTTTAAATTTTTCATTATAGGCGATTTCAATTATTACTTGAAATTAATGTGTGTGTGGAAATATTTTTTTTATATGAGCCGACAAAAAATGAAAGTATTTTCAAAAAGTCATTGGCGATGTCGCGCGCGATGACTTTTTTCAAAAAAAGTATTTTCAAAATCTTTTTATAAATTTATTTTTTTAAAATTTTGAAAGTTTTAAATATCAAAGTACTTTCAAAAAGTGCATCGCGCGCGACATCGCCGGTACATAAAAAAATTGATTTAAAATATGTCGTTTTAAGGTCAATTCAGCTTTAGAATGACGAGTTTTATATGGAAACAAGATACGGAACTGCTATCTATTCAAGATATGAAGGATATGCTCAAGGATTTTGGATCCTATCATTCTTTTAAATCTAAAGATGAATATATCAAGCGAATCAATCATTTGAAAACGAATATCAATTTCCCTTGGCGAGAAGAACAGCAGCAAGTCATCGACAATTTCCTGCAATTCAAGCACAGGAACTACATCATACATGCCGTTTTTGGTGCAGGTAAGACCTGCCTACTTCTAGGATTGCTCGTTAGAGGAATATTCAACAAGCTGTTCGCAGCAGAAGAAGTGTTGTTCATCTCCTATAATATATCAATCAAAAATGAAATAAAAAGAAAGTTAAAGGAGTACGGTATCGCGAACAAAGTTGATGTGCGCACTTATGATAGTATAATATATCAAGTGTGTAAAATGGGAGGATATAAATATCTTGATCTTCCAAACTTCGAGGGAAAGCGAAAGTTCGTTGAGGAGTTGTGTTATGAGAAAGACTTTACTTACAAACCCAGTTTCCAACCCAAGATTATATTTATCGACGAGACACAAGATTTAGAGAAGCAAGCGCTTATGGTACTACAGCATTTTTATCCTGATGCGAGGTTTGTGTTTGCTGGTGATATATATCAGAGTATACAAAAGGAGACAAGAGAAAGTATACTCTGGTATTTTATGACTCTTCCGGAACAAGAGGACACGTACAAGATCTATATGTCGGTGACGCCGAGAGTGCCTGCGAAGACTCTTGCGACGATAAAGACGGCGTTAAAGATATACTACCCGGAGTTCAAAGATCGAATAGAGGGATGGAAATCATCGAATACTACATCAAATGCGGATATAGAATGGAAGAGGTTCTTTTCGTATTCACATATTTTCGATGAACTCAAAGAGTTCCTAACGACACACAAGCCGGAAGAAACGATGATACTTACTTTTTCATCTGCGATAACGGTTAGAGGAGCGATGGGAGATGTCGCGCGTATAAGAAGATTTTTGGGGGAGAATGGAATAAAAGTGAATCTTGATCATAAGAAATTGGAACCCGATACTTATTTCCTGACAACTTCAAATTCTTCAAAAGGGTTAGAAAGAGATTACGTTATCATATTCTTGACATTCCCGCTTGAGAAAGCATTCGTGCATCTTTCTGATGATGTAGTTGTCAATCTAATCACTGTGGCACTCACAAGGGCTAAGAAGAAAGTGTTGATGTTTGTACCAGCATTCGAAGATAAATTCAGTAGGGTTCTGAATCTTTTTGATAACTGTCCACAGCCCAATAAGGAGAAGATTCATGACCAAATAAAATCATTGGATGACTTTAAGTTTCAAGATTACATCGATGCGGAGCATTCGGTAACATCTTTGATAAGGGCATCCGTTATCAAATACAATACAAGAATAAAATTGAGAGAATATATAAAATGTTTTAATAGCGGGAAGATTTTCGAAGAAGACATAAATTATAAAGTGCTTCCGATTATAACAGATGAGGAGAAGTCGTTCGTTGGTATCTTGATAGAGAACCTACTAACATCAACTTGGGTAAATCGATGGCCATTTCTACCCGAACACGATTTGCAAAACCATCCGATGTATACTCACATCATAAAGAGAATAACGAATGCGGAAAAGAAGTATACGACCTATATTGCGTCGAATATGTTTGATGATAGAAACCAATTCGATGGTATTTATCTATACTCGCAGTTGCACATTGCGTTATCGAACAAGATATTTATGAATCTGAGTGACAAGCTCAAGGAGAATCTCAAGAATTATTGGACAGTACTAAAACCACGTTCTAGAGAACTCAAGCCTAATGAGCCAAAGCTAAAGATACAATGTAATCTAAAAATGCCTTGGTTGACGGGTCTCGCAGATGCAACTACAATCGATGAGGATGAGAAGACGACATCTGTGTACGAGATAAAGGCGTCACAAAAACGAGATTGGCAGGATGATGCACAGATACAGGTATTGTGTTATGCACTGATGACAGGAAAAACGTGGTCGAGGTTGCATCTTTTAAATCCTTTTCAGAATTCAAAGATGTCATACTATTTTGATTCTAAGAGTATCTTGTTTTTGAGAATGCAAGTGTTACAGGATATATTGATTTACAATGTCAATTCGATGATGGCAAAGATGTACCCAGTTACAAAAATCAATAAAAGGATGGATGTATCAAAAACTCTATTTCTTGATATATTAAGAGATGAAGAAAACAATATTACACAGGTGTCTCTGATAGGGATGCTGAGTGCCATCAAATGTGAGTATTTGTTTAATAAATATGCATCTAGTGGAGAAAAGAAAACAAAAGAAATGGGTAAACAAAAAAGATTCGCGTGTGAATCGGATGTTTCGTCGGAGGATTTACTAAAAGAGATAAAAAATGTTCTATCATCGGAAGCGTACAAAGATAAAATTATTTGGTCGTTCGATGATCATCTCGATATATTCTCAACAAATTCTATAAAAGCGCATTATGATCTGACCTGTTTTGAAGATATGATTACTTTTCTTGAGTATAAGAAAAACGAGGACAAGGAGTATGCACTTGATCCAAATGATTCGTTTCATCGTAACATTATATCTTTGAGTTTTATGTTTCTAAAAAATAATTTTGTATAATCGTAAAAAAATTGAATTTTTTCTGGTGTTTTTAGGTATATATCAGCTAAGATGTCTTCTGTTAAGCGTGTAACTTTTTCAGCCGAATGCAAGGAATACGACGGTTTTAAGACTCGTCATAATTTTTTGTACGCGGCGGTGTGCATTGCGTTTTTCAATGGTAACCTCCGTACAAAAGAGGAGGTACTTAGATGTTGCGAGGATGACAGAGATTTCATTGATTTCTGTCTTAGGGAGGCCATCATAACCAAAGGTAAGTTAATTGAGCTAAAAGAGAGAGAGAAAGAGTATCAGATGGAGTTCAGAAAGAGAGTTTTGTTGGGGGGTGATCCGAAATGGGATACGTCATTTTGGATGGATGCGTCGCGAAGAAATACAAGACCAGGAGTACCTCTTATTAGAGTTGGGTGTAGTAATCGAATCGCCAACTTCAAGTTTCACGCGGAGCATCTTGGGCGGATTAATGATTTTATATCCTTACTGCATCAAGCAGATGAACATCTTTTTAAGAATACTTTATAATAAGTAAATAAATGGTTTAAAATTAATTGTTCAAATATAAAATATGAACATAAAAGATGTATTACTTAATTTTTTGAAAGAGCATCCTTCATCTTTTACTTATATAGGTATTGGAAGTGCACCTGTAGATATAAAAAAACTCACGGCACTCACAGACCAAATCATTCCGAATTTTCTTTCAAACAAAAATACGGATGTGATAAGAATAATTCATTTTGATCCTCATTTCAAAAATATAAACAAAAATGATTTGAATAATTATTTTATTTCAAAAGATCTCGGGTTATATAATTATCCACAGGATGGGATATTAACCTGGAAAACATTGAATAATAGTATCGAGATAAATATAGTTCCGGAATTGTTTGTTCATGCTGAAGACGGTTATTTTTTGGAGGATGTTATCGACCTATGTCTACTTTATGAGAGTCATCTTGTTGTTCAGGAGTATACAGGAAAAAATTTGTATGATCTGTTCACAAGTTTGTATAAAAAAAATAAAAATAAAGAGTTGTTCAAGAAGAAGATTTTGTTTGATGTATCTTATAATCAGGACTGTCATTGCTTTATTGATTTAGAAACCTATTCGCCAGTATATGATAATAATAACGATTTTGTAAATATATTATTATTTACGAAGGAGGAGATTTTGGGGATGATTGGGAAAGATAAAAAGATTGATAAGATAATAAAATATCACTATATTGAACAACTTAAAAAAATTGAAACAAATGATATTCCCCGTTTTAGAAAAAAGAAATTAGGGATACTCATAAATTATATTGGGTGCGATACAGCTAATGAGATCCTGAGAACAATAAAAAATAAAGTCGATGATATATTTGAGGTGCTTGTAGCCCTAAAAACAATAAAAGTGAACGACTATATATATAAAAATGTGTTTGATAATTATTCGAATTACAAAGATGTATATAAATGGTTTGATGATTACAGAAAATGCTATGATATAATTTAAATTTTATAACTATATATAGGTTATAAAATTAGATAAAACATAAGATAATTAAAGAAAATATTAAACTTCTTATCGCTTTATTTCTAAATGACTGATTGACAAGTGGTTGAGAAATTGTTTGGTCTGAACACGATTTTGCTACATTCAAGCATAATATTGTATTATCATTACTACATTCTGATGAAAGTCCTGAAGTACATGGCATAGAACAATTGAAGTTATTTGTGTCGATGCCACAGAAATAGGAGTTATTTTCCACGACTACTTGTTCCGTTTTTATAGACGAAATCTGGGTTGTAGAATCTACTAATGGTATTGAAGATGTTGTAGCAACAGGTACTAAATTTGTGGGTACTGCACAGTTTAATGTATAAAAACAAGTTCCTGTAACACATTCCATATCTAACCCGGATGGACAAGGTGTGGTGCAATCAATTGTTTCATATGAGACTCCGCAATATGCTGATATATTAGGTATATTTGTAGTTGTTACTGTAATAGGTTGACAAACATTAGGTAAAACATTAAAACAAATACCTGTTGCGCATTCTATATCTAAACCATAAGGGCAAGGTTTATTACAATCTACAGTTTCATATGTTTGACCACAAAAATTTAGTCCTGATACAGTTGATTGGTCATCCGGATTTGGAAGTAGAGTATTATCTTGAGTTGGTATAGTATTAAAAGGGGTTGTTGGTTGAATATTATTTGTTGTGACGACTAATGGAACAGTAGTAGGTTGAGTAATTGTAGTAGGTAAAGCAAGATTTGTAATTTTATTAATATTTTGAAGTTTGATACTAGATGCGGCAGTTGCTGCATAAACACCATCATCTTGATTTCCTGAAGCATCTACTTTAAGAAAATTTGTTATATCTTTCATTGTACCTACTGTATTTTTTAATACAGCAGGCTGATATACAAACCCACGTGCCGCAGCATTCACAAAATCATTTGTCATTTCTTTTAATGCAGCAGTATATATTTGAACATTTGGACTATTTACAGGTAATAAATTTTTAACATTTTGCTGTAGTGAATTTCTGATTTGATTTGCCTGGTCAAGATCCTTTATTTCAAATGATGGAATATAAGTTTGTTGTTCGATTCGATCAGGATTTACGGATCCAGTATCGGTGCAACGAAAACAATTTGCAAGTTGTTGGTCTCCTATTATTGCGGATGCAGCATATTGATTTTTAATACTATTGAAAATATTGTTTGCAGCCTTTTCATATTTTTGAACAACTTTGTTTACATTATTTATAAGTGTTTCAATAAATTTTTTATTTTCTGAAGTTAAAATAGATTTCCCAAGTTCACCACCATTCGCAGCAGTCATTCGCAAAATAGTAGCTGCTTGAAGGTTACGACTAATTAATTCGTGCTGTTGACCGCTATAAGGCGAAAAATCACTATTTTGATATGCGTGATTGAATTGATCTGAGACAAGTCTTGCGAATCTTGGCACAGCTGATATAGTCGTAGATGTTACATGTGTAGTAGGAAGGCAAATATCGTTAGGTAAACTATTTAAATTCAACTGTGGATCAACTGTAGGTGCTTTAATTTGTGTATTATCAGTAGCTGGTGTATAAGTTCCAGGTGCAAGTGTGCTATTTGCAATTATTATAGGAGTACCGATTGCATAACTACGAGGTTCCACTGAATGAGCGTAAATTTGAAGAGTACAATCTCCTATTTTATTACAACCTGTAAACCCAGGAACTTTTCGTGCAAGTTGATTAAAATCAGATGGAATAGTAAAATCAATAATATTATCTTGATATCCTTCTCCACAACAAGAAGGTTTTCTGATAGGAACAACAACTGTACCATTTTTTATCCAAATATTAATCTCACATTCAGAAGAATGTGGATTGTTCCATCTAAGGGGTATCAATGTTTTCTTCCCCATTACTGCGTTTATAACATTAACGTTAGCAGAATTCGCTTCTAAAGTACGAAATGGAAGCATATCTCTGCCGATCTCATTATTAAAATCTCGATTATCTTGTTCGTTATCGACGTTAGATCTTAAAAAATTGTCATAGTTGTTAGCACGTTGATTTTTCAATCCTTGATAATTAAAATCACTTGGTTCCATATAAACAGCCACGATTGAATTTTTTGTAAAAGGAACTGTGCCAGCTTGTCCATTTTGAATAACAAAATTATTTTTTGGTGTCGAAGCCATACGTAAGTCAGCGTTTACGATTGTTAATAAAAGTGAAACAAATGAAATAATCTGTTTGGATGTCATTTTTATTTATATAAATATTTTTTAAATATTATAATAAATGAAGCCTGTAATATTTTTGTGGGTAGTACTTATAGTTTAACTGCTAGTATTATAACATATAATTCAATAATAAATACTTATGATTTGTCGATACCGACCAAGATAAATTTTTTGTGTTCTAAAAATGTTTCAAATCCATCTGTGCCATCATTACCAATGCATTGCTGTTAGAACACTGTTGTAGTAATATATGATGATAATTCAACAATAGTATATAAATAAATTTAATTTAAAAGATTATTCTTTATAAATAAAATGAATACAGAAAGTTCTTTAACAACTCCCCAAGATAGAGATTTAGCAAATAAATGGAAGCCTCAACAGCATGAATCACCCCTTTCTTCGGAAGAAACTGAAGCCGCAATGAAAGTTTTGAATGTTACAGATTTCACAGATAGATTTAGAAGTGTTGATCGTACTTATGCCGACCCTCCAATCCCTCTTCAAACAATCGGTCTTATTTCTTTTTATCCTGCAAAAGGGGCGACACCAAACGAAAATGGAGTATTTGGTTTTGCAAAGATCAGAGGAAATTATGCAAGTGAAATGGAGGCTTCTCAACGTGCAGAATTTCTTATTCGCAATGTAGATTCTTATCATCCTGTTTTTCATACATATGTGGGTCGTCCATTTCCGATTACAACAAGTTCAAAGTATTCCGCCGAGACAGATGAAATTGATATTAAGAAGGAGGCAACAAAAGCAATTTCTAGTAGTATCAAGGATAAGAAGGATGAGGAATTGAAGACAATTAGGGAGATCAAGGAGAAGGAGGAGAAATTGTTGGCGGAGGCAAAGAAGGAAGATGTTGATCCATACGAGGAGTACATTACACAACGCGTCAAGCTAGCGCAACTTCAATGGACGTATCTAGAACATCAAAGAAAGATGGCGGAGGTAAAGGAGATTGTTATTAAGACAAGGGAGGTTGTTAAGCAAATGGATATTGATTATCCAGAATACAAGGATTCATATTATGAGAAATATATGAATGCAAGAAAGGAAGCTGGTATTAAGGAAGATGAGACTGATACACAAGCTAATTTTATTAAATTTATAGTAGAGGATGCAGAATTAGATTTTTAAAAAAAAATATTTTATTATTAAATAAAGATGGAAGTAAAATATTTAATAATAGGAACTATAATATTGACCATATTGGTGTCTATATTTAGTCAGGATCCTGGAAAATTTCAGAATTCCAAGTTAGGAGTTTTTATTAGTGTGCTATCAAGCTTTTCAATTATGTTAACTTCTTATGGTTTAGTACTCGCGGCTGAGGCTATCGAAGATTCTAAAAGTGTAACATCTGTTGAAAAAACATTTAGTTTGATAGATAGGGCTTTTATACATCCTGTAGATAAAATGAATCAATATTCTGAAAGATGTCCGATATTTGTAAAAAGTTTATGGCCTCAAACAAATCTCTTTACACAACCAGTGGATGATACAAAACAAGATGACGAGGCAGCTATCGTAGACTTATGTATTATCATCTTACAAGCATTTGAAGATCATTTTACTGCCTTAAAATACGATTTAACTGGATCAGTTGTATGGGTATCTAATTATTTACAGTGGGCAAGTAGTCCTATATTCCAGAAAAAATTCGATGATTTATATCCAAATTTTAAAAAGAAAACGAATGATTTTGCCAAACTTTTATTTGAGTATACTAAAAGTCCTATTACAAGCGGTGAAATTTTAGAACAGCGGGCGCATGAGGTTGTTAATGATGGCAGATATAAAAAAATAAGAGATATGGATTAATATTTTTAAAGTAGTTTAAAAATATTATTTACTTAGCCTTACATTGCTTACAATCACTACTTGACATTTTCAAATATATGAAAACGATTATAGATAAAACAAGTACACCTATACCGGACCACATAATAATGTCTCTTGTCTGTTTATCTTTATCTTGACTACCCACGGCGGATGTTCCGATGCCGACTGCTCCAAGCGCTGCAGGAATAGCTAGAGCGCAAGGAGCGCAAAATTCTTCTTTATTCTCTTCTTTCATTTATTATATAAAATAATTTTTTTATATATAATTTTTAATAAATGAAAGAGTCGAATTTTAAAATTAAAAGCTTTGAAAAGATACCGGTATGTGGTTTTATAATTGTATCTCTACTTATTGTTTTCTCTTTATATTTTGTAAATATCGTAAAAAGTGTACCCTGTGATAAAGATATGGGATCGGTTTTTGTTTCTAATTTTATACACACAGATATATTTCATATATTGAGTAATGCTTTCAGTTTATATTCTTTAAGTGTTATTGAAGAACGTGTAGGTTCTGAGACATTTATTAAACTTATAGTATTCTTTTTGGCATCCAATACAGTTCTTGAAACGTTACTCCATAAACTTATAGAAGTGCCTTGTTCTATCGGATTCTCAGGGATACTTTTCAGTATGATGTCATTTGAATTGGTTGCCAAAAATATCTTGGATACAAATATCCTATTGTCCTTGCTGTTTAATATTGGATTAACAATTTCAAAAGGAAAAGAGTCTAAGGTATCTATATATGGACATGCAATCGGTATATTTTCTGGGATTATAGCAGGAATGATATTTAAAAAAATATAAAAATATATTTGTAATAATAAAAAAATGGGACCTTTAGCAAAATTCTTTTATGTGGTTTTCGGAATTTATTCTTTATTTGTTGTGGGTTTTATAAATGGTGATTTGGGAGATAAGGCATGTATTAATTCAAATATTAGAATCTATCTTATGGTTTTATCTATTTTTTGTACTATTTTGCCTGTTGTAGTGTTAACTGTGGAGGGTATTTGTGAACCAGATTGCTATAAAAGATGCGCGACATTTGAAGCAAAAGTAAGGAAAGAGAAATCTCAATATTACGGAACATCAAGTCTTATTACAATATTCATAGTTAATATTTTTGTACTTATTATAACTAGTCTTCTGTTAACTGAAATAAACAACGATACTAATTGTAACGTATCAGATCTCACTTATAAATTAATATATGGTCTACTTGGAATAACATCATCCATAGTAGCATACTGTCTTGTTATCTTTGGTCTTAACTATGGTCCAGGTGGTGTAAAAAACAAAGAAGATGCCGCCAGCAACGCGAAAAAAGGCCTAGTTGCCTAAATTTATTTTATATTTAAAAAACTATTTTAAATATAAAAATGTATTCAATACCAACAAAAGACATCCACGAGTTCGATAATCGAATTGAAAATAAGCCTACACTACCTGAATATACAAATGATATGATTTTAAAACTTTTACTTGTATTAAAACAAAATATACAACATCATTCATCTCCCGATTTACAACATTTCGGAATCAGAGGTGTCGACCTAATCATCCATGATTTTATGAACGGGGTTGAAGGCGTATACTCGAATAACGACCAAATAAATGGAATTCGAGCTGATATCCTAATCGCAAATATTTCCGAAAGATTGATTATTATAAAAAATAAAAATACCCGAGATTCAGAAGAAATCTTTAAAGAAACTATAAATGAAGTCTGTGAACAGTTTAAAGATTTATTTTTGTCGAACGGTACATGTGCGGTAGGAAGAAGTTTGAGATTTTTACAGATCTATAATTATTTATTTAGTATTTAAATTTTGGGTAATCTTATTTGCGTACACTATATTACCTGGGAAAAGAATACTTACTATAACTATAAATCCGAGTGCATCCCAGAATGATAGTTCTTCGATACGCGCATCTGGGAATTTCTTAATTATAACGTCATTCCAAATTATCATAACAAGGTAACTTTCAATTGCAAGAATTGTAAAAAATATTAAAAACAGAAGTAAAATACCACCAATCATAACGCCGCCAATAATAGTGTTCTCTTTTAATTTATTCATTTATTAATATATATATTTTTTTTTTATTTTTATTTAAATATATATTTTCAAGAAACAAAATGAATGCGCTAACAAAAGAACTATTTACTTTTGGCAAATACAAGAATAAGTACCTTGAAGATGTCTTAAAAGATCGCGGATACTGCAAATGGCTTCTTGAAGATGAACAAGATTGGTTTAAAGAAAATTATGAATATCTGTATAATCGAGTGAAAGAGTACAACCCAATTCAGAAATTTATTAAAAAGAAGGATGATAACCCGGAAGGAGATTTTGTAGATATCTACGATTATTTTAATTTATTATACCCGGAGGAACTTGAGATTGAATTATCAGAAAACGACCTTAAGTGCTATTCATATTATTTAAAAATTATTGTAGAACTTCGTGAAAAGATTATCAGCAACAAGAAAGAAAACAAATATGATATCAAGTCCCCTACAAAATGGTTACAGAAATTCGAGACCGACACAGGATTAAAGAGGGATGATTTCAAGCAGTTTATAAATAGTTATGAACTAAAGAATATAACCTATATCATAGAAGATATCAAGGCACAAGGAAATATAGAATATAAGGGCGCGCAATCCTTCAAAATAGCAAAGAAGAGATCAGATTCACAGGAAACATTTTGGGAGATCTTGTTAAAAGAGAAATATGGAGATGAGGTCGGGAGACAGTTTCAGTTTGGAAATTGTATTTTTGATTTTATTAATATAGGTAGGAATATGATTTATGAGTGCAAGCTAGGGTTAAAAGATTTCAACCAGACTCAATATGATAAATATTCCCTAATCAAAGAAAAATTTGAGATAGTTTACTTAATAGATAATGATTGCATAATTTCAATAAAAGATAAAGTTATTTATACTTCAGATATGGGTAAATATATTTTTTATATTTGCAATATACCATTAAAGAAGAAAGAAACGGCATTCGACGAGATGCTTTTGGATTTTGAAATAAAAGAAATAGATAATGTCAAAAATTTTATTTAAAAAATATTTACTAAAATAAAAAATGAACGGATATTTATTTATTTTCGTATGCCTAGTATTGTTTCTAATTATAATCAGTATATTAGCAATTGTAAATAACAATAAGACTGAAAAAGATATAGCATCACAACGTGATTTAAGTACTACATATAAAATCACTTTGTACGACAGTTTTGGAGTTATGCCTTCGCAATATGCATTAGATGGTTATTTCACCGCTCCAAATCCCAGATTATACAATCTACCACTTAATCGTTATCCATTTATAGGTGCTCATAATGCAGCATCTGGTAATAAACCCTTGCTTACAGATACTCCAATAAATGTACCTGTACCAATTGTTGGGGATGTAGTAGATTTGGTTAAAAAATCTGATCTTGGAACTATTGCGCCTATGCTTAAAACTCAAAGTTGCACATTTTTAGATCTATTTTATAGTTATGTTAGATATTTTGATTTGAAAGTTGCTATTCTAACTGATCAATTGATACAAAATCTAGATTATATTAAAAAAGGCATTGTTGATAAATTAGGACTTGATAATTCAGTAGCCAATGCTATTTTTGGATTTTTTAGACAAACAATTCCTAGTATTCCTCAACTTGTAGATGTCTTATTTTTTATTTATGACGAACAAAATAAAACGAATGCAGTTGTCCCTCTTTTACCTATAAGATTTGATCTTACATTTTTACACATGATTAAACTTGCACTCGAAAAAAAAGAATTGATATTTTTAAATTTTTCAGGTTATACTAAAGACACGCAAGACAAGGTAAAACAACAAGTAATAAGTTATTTTAATAATAACGCATCCAATAGGTATTATATTATTAAATCTTTGGATGATCTAAAAAGACCAGTTAGTTCTTATTTAAACTCTAATATATATATTATTATTACATTCAAATTTGATAATTTTACCTACAATAATCCAAATATAAATTTAAATTGTTTTTCTCATCCCAAATCCCTTCCTTTAAAATCTAATATTGAAGCTGCTTTAAGTTTTATAGATGTATTTGTTAATAATAAACCTTTACATAAACTTGGCGGAGGTGCATATGGTAGTAGTTGTATTGCCGATGTTTATGGTAAACAATACAGAGATATGAATCTTACACTAAATGAGTTAGTTAAAAAGGATTTTGTATGGGAAGATTTTATTATTTACATTAAAAGAGAATATAATATCTATCTAAACAATTTTGTTTATGGATCGGTCGATGAGGTTAATATAATTAATGGATTTTTTGAAAGACCTATTACTGATGTAGCATCTGCTGCAATTGCTGCAAAAGAATGTAGTGATTCGTACAACAACAAAGGCTGGAAAGAATCATTACCAAAATGTTTAAGTGTATCAGGTGTTGTTACGGGTGCAGTTGGTGCAACGCAATTTAACCCTCTAGAAATCGAAAAAGCAGCTGATGTTAATAATAGAATATTTGAATTATGCGCTCAAGAAAAATTTGTACCTAATGTAATATTATTAGATAATGTTCCAAATATATTCACTTTAAATAAAGATTCAATGGTAGCTAAACTAAATACAAACGCAAGTACATCAAAACTATATTCTCAATTACAAAAAAATGCAATAGAACAATGCGTAGAAGGTGGATTGTTATATAAAGTAATAAATAATATACCTTGTTCTTATTTAGACACACCTGGACTTCCAATAAAGATTGAAATTAAAACATCTAACGATTTCTGGTCAGGTACAGATTCAGATATTAAAATTAGTTTTTACGATCCTACTTATAAGGATAAGAATAATAATAATTATAGACCGTTTAATCTTGATAATCCTTTAATTAATGATTTTGAAAAAGGTAACACAGATACATTTGTAGTTTGGAGTATAGGTATAGGCTTATATTCTTTACAAAACAAACCTATTAAACTAGAGGTAATAGGTAATATTATAGATGATTGGAAACTGGAATCATTAAGTTTATATTATGCAGATCAGCTTGTTAAAACTTATAAACCTAACTTATGGTTTAATAAAAATTTAAAATCAATAGAGCTTAATAATACTAATTATAATGTGGTTAATGATACACTTAATTTAAATTCTAAAAGCTTAGGTCTTCCCATTAAATTTATTTTCAGAACTGCACGCGACGATTTTGCCGGTACGTTTTCTCTAATAAAAATATCGATCTATGATTTTGTTGCTGGTAAATATAAAATATTTGATATTAATAAACTTGGAGATGGTATGCCTAGAAATAGTTTAAAAGAATATGTTGTATCAAGTCCGAATATCGGTCTTGATTCTTTATTAAACAAACCAATTGAAATATCTTTATCCAATATGTTTGGATTAGATGCGTGGAAAATCGATAATATTGATATATATTACGCTAACCAATTTGTAAAATCTTACAAACCCGATTTTGAGTTGAAAAGAAATAATAAATTAGTTTTAGATAAGGATAATTATGGGATTAGTTTCCTTCCTCTTCCAAATTTATAAATTATTTTTAAACTTATACAAGTTTAAAAATTAATTTTTCTTTCCTTTTTTCTTACCAACAAGTACAATAACTATTGTAACTACTGGGCCAACGCTTGTAAGTACTCCTAAAATACCAATTATTTTTGCCCAATCTTCAAGATCCTTCCAATTTACTACAAGCATATAAATAGCTGTTATCCACAGCGCTACCATTATAAGAAATAGCATCATAAAAACTCCGATACTTAATCCTAGGATAGAATCCTCATCGGAGTGTTTACCCATTTGTTTATAATGCTGTACAGGTTGATTTTTAAAATAAGCTGATATTCGATCTTTATTATCGAAGTATTCCTTAATCAAATTCGTAAGTGCGTATTTCTCGAGAATCATTTTTATTATTAGAAACAAAATATTATTTAGAGAATAAAAAAAATATATAAAAATGTTAAACCAGTTCTGTAAATCGTTTTTGGAAAATAAGAATGAAAAAAATGCAGCTAAAGTAATTAAAGCTGCTAGATATGCTGACATGTGCGATATTGGTAACATAGTCGGGCAATATTTGGAAAAAAAATTTGCATCGAGCACTTCTATTCTAAACGAGCTAGCTCTTTGTGCTCAAGAAACAAATAATTACGACTTATCTTTTGATATCTATGAAAAACTTTTAAAAAATATTAACCTCGGCGAAAAAGAATTAGAAATCCTATTATCTAAACAAAATGAATTAAGTCGTAAAATTATAGATCGTTATAACTTTTATAACCAAGAGAAAATTGATTATTTAGTAAATCGACCCGAACGAACTATAAAATTTGTAACATTATCTATGACAACTTGCAAAAGATTCGATTTATTTGAGCAAACAATGAATACACTTTTAAACTGTTTTGATATTGAAGAAATAGATGATTTTTTCATTGTTGATGATAATAGTTCTGACGAGGATAGAGAAAAAATGAAAGCATTATACCCTTTCTGTAATTTCTATTTTAAGACTTTAGAAGAGAAAGGACATCCTCAAAGTATGAATATAATTAAGAATTATGTTAAGACTGATTATTTAATACACCTCGAGGATGATTGGAAATTTTTTGTAAAATTGGATTATATCAAGAAAGCAAAAGATGTATTGACATCTCTGGATGTTGTAAAGCAATGTCTCTTTAATAAAAACTATGGAGAGACATTGAATGATATAAATATCAAGGGTGGGCAATTGGTTATTGATAAAATTAAATCTTCGAGATTTTATATCCACGAATTTGTCCAAACTCAAGAAGAAAGAGAAAAATGGACTGAAAAGCACGGTGTTACAGGTATGCATTGCAATTATTGGGCTCATTTCTCTTTTAGACCTTCACTTATTAAAACTTCTATTTTCAAAGAACTTGGTGACTTTAATGAAGATGTATCTCATTTTGAGATGGATTATGCTTATAAATATTATAATAAAGGATATATTTCTGCATTTTTTGAAAGTATTTATTGTATTCATACCGGACGTTTGACATCTGAAAGAGGAGACTCGTCTAAAACAAATGCATACGCGCTCAATGATGAACTTCAATTTACCGGTAAAGAAAAACAAAAACTACTTAAGAATACCCTTGAGGGTAATAAAATTAAGACATATGTGGTAAATATGGAAAAAAGATTGGATAGATGGCAGAAAATGGAGGAAGAGCTCAAGCCTTATTCAGTATTAAATTATGAAAGATTTGATGCAGTTGACGGTTCAAAATTAAAAACAAATGCTCAATTACAAAGAATATTTGATGGCAATGATTACAATATGAGAGTCGGACTAGTTGGATGTGCTATGTCACATATTAAGTTATTTACAGATATAATAAATTCTGATTATGAAAATTTCGTAATTCTTGAAGATGATGTTGAGTTAACTCCAAATTTCGACTTGAAACTCGCTCATATTTTTGAACAATTGAAAAAGGTTGAATGGGATTTTATATTTTTGGGACATCACCTACGGGACTTGGAAGACCAAGATCAGCATTATGATAAACAAAATTACCCGGATATTGAAAAATGGAACATGAATATTTCTTTCTTGAATAGTCTTGGAGGTACTGGTGGTTATGTAATAAACAAAAAAGGAGCACTACGTCTTCTCGATTTTATCAATAATCGAGGAATGACAAATGGTATAGACACAATGATGCAAAAGGCCGCAGATTCTTTGAACGTATACTACATGTCGCCACATATGATCTTTACAGACTGTTATAGAGCGACAAATAAGAGTTTAGATACAGATATTCAATTCAATTATGATTCTTTGACACTACCTCTCGAAGATCGACTTGCGGAAGAGATTGAGTTTTATGAAAAAAATTGTTTACATAAGCTTATCAACTTTGATAAAATAGCTGCTATTACAAAGTATTGCACCGATAAAAAGTATAATAATCCTTGTTATTATCGCGGGAATACGGCTGATATTAAGGATTTAATAACAAAATGCGTCCATCCTTGTTATACTCTTGAAGACACAATATTGTTTGTTGTTCCGAATGGTATCGATGGTAGGTACTTTGAAAGATTGAAGAAAGATGGAGAATATGATGTTTCAGATTCCTTAATTTATTAATTTTTTATTTACTATAAAATAAAAAATGACAGAATACATTCCTATCGCACTTCCTTCTTTATTTGGATACGGCACTGCTATGTTTTGTAATGTCGGCAACCAAGCAGGTTCAACCGTTTCATTTCGCCCACCACCAATTGTTTTTTCTATAGTATGGCCTATTCTATACATAATGTTAGGTGTTTCTTGGTATTTCGCGCGAAAATCAAACCAATTATGGGCTGATATATTTTACATAGTTCTTATATCTTTATTAAACTTATGGATCATTATCTACTCTTGTCAGGGTGATAAAAAGAATGCAATATATGTACTTGTATTATCGGTTGCTGCCGCTTTATCATGCTACACAGTTGCTGATTTTACCGGTAAATTATTGATTGTACCATTGATAACGTGGCTAATGTTTGCAACACTTTTGAACATATTTGAAGTTGATAAAAATTGATTATGGTCCTGGAGCTGGAGGGTTAACAGCCATTGCCCCTCCTGTGTACATAGCTTGAGTCTTTGCGGTTCCGCCAGGATTATATTCATACAGATTAATATTGACAGAATTTGTATCTTTAGGCAGTGCATAATTGAGCGAGGTAGAGTTATTTGTAAACTTAACATTTTCAAAATTTTCAGATTCTGAAACAGTCTCGTCATTATATGATATTAAATTCAATTTATAAAATTTATCATCATCTAAATTTGGATCTTGAGATGGAGGTTGTATAGGGATTGTAATACTAGTTGAAGTATTGGTCGCTACCACGGAACCGTAATAAGGTTTACAAACACTTTTACTACATATGTTAGATCGGCATATAATATCACAACCACCACAATTAGTCGGGTTATTTGTTGTATCGACGCAACTAGAACCACAAAGCGTTTTTCCCGATGGACATACACAAGTACCTTGAACGCAAGTTTGATTTGCAATCATGCACGCATTACCACATTCACCACAGTTAGAAACATCGTTCATTATATTAATACATCCGTTACCGCAGTTCTTATAACCACTCTCGCAGCAATTATTATCTATTAAAAATTTGTCGAATACATCTTTTACATTATCTTCATTCCTAACATGTTTTTTTGCAAATTCAAATAATTTATTACGATCTACGTAACATATATTTTGAGAAATAAACATCATAATAAAGTTAAGCTGGTTATCATCTTGGCAAGTATTCATATCATTTAGATAAGGTGTCATAGCTTTTAATAGTTCTGGTTCCGACATATTTAGGATATCATGATCTTTCTTGTTTGCTTTTTTCTTAAAAATTTTTAAAATACACTCATTCCTTCTTCTTATATTGCATTTAAATTTATATTTAAAATCATTTAGAAAAGCGTCTTTTTGATCTTTATATTTAGTATTATTTTCAAGTGTCGTTTCTAAAGGTAGACGGGTAAAAATATATAATTTATTAAGTACTTTATGTCTTTTGATATTTTTGTTTAACATAATCAAAAATAATCCTAGTAAGAATAATAATAATAGTAATAGAAGTAGCATTTATTTAAGAAAATATAAAAATTAATTTTTATCGTTTAGGAATTGCAGGTGTTCGACATTGCCCAGTTAAACAATATTCATTTAAACCAAAACATGGTTTCCCACACTGTCCGCAATTATATATATCAGTTGATAAGTTTGTACATTTACCGATATTACTACAGAATGTTTTTGTAGAATCTCCGCAAAGAATAGTCACATCTCCCTGAGAGAATAGAGTAGTTCCAGATTCATTAAAAATTAATATTGTCACATTATTAGTGCCTGTTGGTAGTACGTAGAGAGTACGATCTTTATTAATTAACGTAAAATAATACGTGTTTGTAGTTCCTGGAATTAATGTTAATGAAATATTGTAAAAATATTTTTGTTCTAGGATATTTGTACCTGCATACGCGAAAAGTTGACATGCATAAGTTTTTATAGTTGTTAACTCTGGTGAATTGAAATTTATAAAAGTTATAATCCCAGTATCATTTATTTGAATGACCGCTTTATCAACAGGTACAGTAGGAATGTTAGGAGGTACACATGTACGAGAATAACAATTGTAACCTAAGGGACAAGCTTTACCGCAATTACCGCAATTACTTAAATCTGTGTTTAAGTTTACACATGTTGTGTTGCAAAATGTTTCCTCTTCGGTGCAAATAGGCGGAGGTGTAGTTGTAGGCTGAACTACATTTCGAACGCATGTACCGTTATTGCAATATTCCCCAGATGAGCAAGAGGTATTACAATTACCGCAATTATAGCTGCCTGTTAATAAATTTACACAACCCACTTTATCGCAATAAACCTCGCCAGGATTTGTACAAGTAATCGTTGTCGGTTTTGGTCTACACACGGAAGACGTAGGTACATTTGGAATTTCTTGTACACAAATTTCATCAGTGCCGCACCTGATATTGCAATCACCACAATGTTCATTCATGGTTAAATACACACATGAACCATCGCAAAGTACGGAACCTCCCTCACATGTAATCGGAGGATTAGGTGGGGGTGAGGGTGTGGGT